TTGCGTTAGCTTACTTTCATGTTTTCATGTCTGTTTAGGTGTTTGGTGGTAGCCCCGTGTAATGCGGGGCTTTCTTATGCCGTAACTTTGAAGCATGAGAATAGACCATACAGTAACGGCGGTTACTTCGGCTAACATTATCAGCCGTGCAGACTTTCGGACCTATGCCCGCGCCGTAAACATTACCGGCGAAGATGACCTAATAGACCGGCAGTTAGAGGCGTCTACGCGATACGTAGAAACCTACATAGGCCAGAGCTTGAATGAAAACCGAATGCAGGCGATCCTTTGGGACTTTGACGATGACCGAGATATGGACGCCGGAGAACTTAGATACGTGCTGCCTATGGGTCCAGTAAGCTCTATTACTTCCGTAGTAGGTCAGGACCTGGAAGGGGCAAACACTACCCTAACAGCAGATACGGACTACTATCTACTAACCGGGGGGCGGCTGCGTATTCCATCGCCTACGGCCTACTCTACTTATACGGTTGATTATGTAGCCCAACTGTCCTACGTTACTGAGAACGTAAAAGAGGCTATTTTAAAGATATGCGCCGAGCTGTACCAGAACCGAGGTATAAGCGTAACGGGTACTATTGTAAGTAACCTTAAAGCGGATCTAAACAGCTTGCTGGCTAAGGAACGTACTAAGCTGTTTCTATGAATCCGGGCAAACTAAATGAGCAAGTAACGTGCTACGCCTACACTACTCAGGCGGATAGTATGGGCGGCTTTCGGTCTAAAGAATCCGTTAGCTTTACGGACTGGGCAAACGTCAAGCGGTTAGGCAGTTCTAAGAACGCGGACGATGCGCGGGTACTGAACGTAAACCGATACGAAATTACCATGCGTTCCCGCTTGGATTGGTCCGGCGATATAGACGGCCCAGACTTTCCCAGCGATGTGTTTAGAATAGAATATAGAGGCAGAAGCCTGAGCGTAGACGGTCCAGCCATAGAGGGACCAGATAGGGCCTTTGTAACTTTCCAGGCAGTAGAGCGGCAAGCGTAGTGCGAATAGAGTTCAAAGTAGACCAGCGCGAAATAAATAAACTTATGCGCGACCTATCGGCCTACGGCGGCCGAGTGGCTAAGAAGATAGAGCAGGAAACTGGGTACGCTGCCTTAGAAGTCCAGCAGTTAGCAGCACGTAAAGCACCCCACAACCTTGGCCGGTTAGGTTCATCCATTCAAGTACAAAGGCAAGCGCGATCCGTTAAGATTAGCAGAAGGCTCAGAGGCCAAGCTGCGCGGGTTACTTATATCGTAGGTACGGCTTTGAAATATGCGGCCGCTGTAGAGTTCGGGAGCGTTCCACATTGGGCGCCTATCGGACCCTTAAAGCAATGGGCTAAGAGAAAGTTAGGAGACGAGGGCGCGGCATACGCTGTACAGAAGAGTATAGCAAAGAGAGGTACAAAGCCTCAGCCGTTTTTAAGACCGGCCTATATGAAGGTTATACCTGGCTACAAGAAGAAGATTAAACGCATACTTAGATTCATTAGATGAAGGTAGGGGTATGGATGCCGCTGTACGGCCGTCCGTTAGTTCTTAGAGCTGCTTTAGAGAGTTTAAAGGCCATGCGTATAAGGTGGCGAAATATGGGCATAGAGTTAGAGCTGTGCGTAGGCTGGTCCCTTCCCGATGACCTGACCCAGGTGGTAAACCATTACGGCTACCCTTATGCTTCTGTATTTGCCGAGAATGACCCTTTAAGCTATAAGCAGGAAGCTATTTTAGATATAATGCAAGGGCGGTTTGACTACTACCTACAAATAGGGTCAGACGATGTGTTTATAGAAGAGGCAGACATTTATTACGAAGAGGCCCTAACCAGAGGGGTACAGTATGTAGGATGCCGGTCCGTTTACTTTATAGAACCGAGTACCCAGAGGGCGGTAAGTACAGCTATGACCCATACAAGCGTAAACAGCGTTTTCGGAGCCGGTAGGCTATGGAGCGCCGAGGCTATGGATAAAGTGTTAGAGAACGGCCCTATATGGCCCAAGGCTATGAATAACCAGCTGGACCTACTGAGCGAAAAGCAATTCAAGGCCGCCGGGGTATGGATGGAAACCTTTGAGGAAGAACGGCCGTTTATTGTGGACATTAAGAGCGAAACGAATATCTGGAAGTTTAAGAAGTACCAGAACGAACGAGCCGAGGACTATAAAGAGATAGTAGGACGGATGGACAAGGGGGCGCGGGCCGCCGTAAATTTGTTGCATGAAGTTAGCGCAGGGGCAAATACTTAAAGCGGTTTACACGCTACTTAAAGACAAGGTACTGGCCCCAGAACTGGCGGGAGCCTATAACCTTAACTACGTCCAGCGCGTTATAGATGACGGCGGGAGCATTATAGTAAGTACTTGTTTCAGCGACAATACAAGCCTAACGGGGTCTTATATTCCCGCGTACACTTCACAGACCCCAACCTTTGCGGATAAGGCTTATATCTTTATCTATGGTCTGAATACAAACGAGACCGGGCCGCAGGATGAGTTTATATACGAAGTGGCTATATCCGTTAAATGTGCAATAGTAGCCGAGCGGACCAGCATAAGCGCAGAGGATCTAAATAACTTCGGGGACACCGTAGCGGACCTTATGCAGCCTACTACCTTCGACAGTATCACAGTAACGGGCTTTAACATCGTTACGCAACAGCTGGAAGCGGTAAACTATGTACTGCCTGAGGTCCAGGACAGCCGGTATGAATGGTCTGTAACTTTGGACTGGCTTGTAAGGGTAGAAGAGATTTAATACATTCGCCGCGTAGCTTTCTCATATCGGGTTACAATTTAGGTTTTGAGGGTCTCAGGGATGAGGCCCTTTTTTGTTTCTGCCTAATTTTGTAGCACATAAAAACTCTACATAATGGCGAAAATAGACGGCCGTTTTATCCGCCTTGAATTTGGCGCAGGAACATTTCTTAAAGGGGTAACTACCTCTAACGTATCTCTGTCTGCGGACATGATTGATGCGACTAACTATGAGTCCAACGGCTCTAAAGACTACTTGGCTGGTGAAAAGGGCGGGACTATCTCGGCTACTTTTCTCTTTGATCCGGATGTAAGCTCAGCCAACTTCGGGGACATCTTCGATGCTTGGGAGGGCGGTACTTCTACCGCGTACGTTTACGGCCATGCGTCTACTGGTTCGGAGGTTCTTACTGGTTCCTGCCTTGTTTCTACTTTGGACTGGGACGGTCCTAAGAACGAGGTAAGCACTTGTACGGCTACTCTTCAGATCACCGGCGCAATAGTCCGCGATGTCGCAAGCTAAAGTTATATGGAATAACGGCGCATCCTTGCACCTGGGCGAGATCCTGGGCCATGAGTACGTAGACGAAACCTACAAAGCTCTAAGCGATGCGCTCGTATATTTCCAACGGGTCCGGGAGGCGGAAGAGGACAAACGAATAGCCGCCGCACGGGTCAAGCTATCGGACTGGAAGGGGTTTGCTGCTATCTATTTAGCTGCTCACCTTGCTTGGTGCGATGATGCGAAAGACACACCAAAACACGACTTAAACAGCGCTTTAGGATATGTACAAAGTAATCCTGCTGCTATCGTTGATGTGCTTGTTATGGCCGTCAATACCCTACCGAAAGCTACGGAAGAGGACACGGGGGAGGCAGTAGCCTAACGTGGGAGGACTTACTGAACCTCGCCTGCGGGGATTTGGTACTACGGGAGGCTGAATTTAAGTCCATGACGCACCGGGAGTTTATGCGCCGGGCGTTAGGCCATCAGCGGCGCGAAGAAATGGAGTGGCACCGGTGGCGTATGGGTATTTGCTATATGGTAAACATCCAAGCGAGCAAGGGCCACAGTATAACGCCTCAGGACGTTATTAAATTACCGATGGATGCGGGCGAGGTAGACGGCATAGACAATGAGACTAAAGAGGCGCTAAAACAATTTATGCGGAATGGCTAACACTATAGGCGAATTAAATGTAGAGATAGGCGCCAAGCTGGACAAGTTAGAGGCGGGACTAAACCGTATGGAGAAGTCCATAGGCCAAGCCGGAAAGCAGAGCGAAAAAACCGCTTCACAGTCTTTTAGCAAAGTAGGCGGCATTATAGCCGGGGCCTTTTCTATTCAAGCTATTTCCAGTTTTGCCCGTGCGGTTATAGAGGTCCGCTCGGAGTTTGAGAAGTTTGAGGCCGTTCTAACCAATACTTTAGGATCAAGCAGCGCCGCGCAGTTAGCGTTAGCAGACATTAAGGACATGGCGGCCATGACGCCGTTTAGTGTTGCTGAGTTATCCGGAGCCTTTGTAAAGCTGACGAACTACGGCCTTAAACCTTCTATGGAGGCTATGAGGCAATACGGGGACCTGGCCAGCGCCGTAGGAAAGGGCTTCGACCAATTAGCCGAGGCAGTAGCAGACGCCACTACCGGGGAATTTGAGCGCCTTAAAGAGTTTGGTATAAAGTCTAAAAAGGAAGGCGATAAAGTAACCTTTACTTTCAAAGAGCAAGCTACGCAAGTAGACTTTACCGCGGACGCGATAGAGAACTATATAACGAGCTTAGGAGACTTAGAGGGAGTTAGCGGCTCTATGGCTGCTATTTCTGAGACTTTAGGCGGTAAGGTCTCAAACCTTGGCGATA